GTGCCCGTAACATTTTGTTGATGTGCGTTCCGACCCGCCTTCACATGATGGGCACGCTTCGTAGTTGGATCTTTTATGTCGGGTTGCGGAATGCGCCTGGGACGCAACAAGAGCACCGTTTAATCGCTCAGCAAGTCGGGCAGCTTATTGGCAAGCAAGTTCCCGTTATACGCGATGCTCTGCTGGAAGCGGCTTTGCAGGACAGCAACTCTGGATTAGCTGGCTGGAATTATCTCTAAAGCGAAAGCCGGGCTTAATTAGGCCCGGCTCATACTCGCCTTCGCGCGTTCCTTTATCATAAGAGCTTATTCCAAGGGTCAACTTGTTCTTCAGAATTATTTAATGGTTTTGGTTGTATCTGAGACGGCTGACGGCTAAGGACTGCGTTGAGGCGCAACACTTCGATTTTAAGGGTTGCATTCTCTTGCAGCAAAGGATCCGTCTGACTCTTGGCCCACGCTTGCGCATTCGAGGTCAATTGATCTAACACGCTGGTAGGATGCGGGAAGTTAAATACCTCGCCGCGTTCTGTAGGGATATGCTTTCCACCTTGTTGCTCGCAAAGAGCTTTTAGAAAAATAGTCGTCTTTTGGATCGGCACCCCGCACATAAAACTAAGCTGCTGTGGACTCACCAGACCCTTGTTGATTTCATAAAGACCGTTGAAGGCGGCAGCCACTCGGGTTGCCTCTACAACGGTTTGCTCTCGGCGTCGCCTTGATTCGTTCACTACTGCAGCTCCGCCCAGCGCACCGCCCATGGCTGCCATGCTCGCGGGATAAAGAGACGGTGCAAGCACTAAAGCTGTGATGCTGGAGGCTGCACCGAGTCCAATAATGGCACCAAATGTTTTGCCGATCATGTCAATTAATGGTGTCGTCTTGTTTTGGTGTATCGTGTGCTGCAAAAGCAGCGTCCCAAAGATTTGGATTCGACGCGTATTCTATAGGTGACGGCAGACGCGTGTCACCGCAGGATGCCCGATCTGTCGTCATGTCATAAGGTTTCAGTCTTAGACCTTTAACAACCGCACGACCATTTACAAACTTGGGCTCAACACCAGGAATCTTGAGCACGTTGTTTACAGTTTCTTTTAAACGATCCACAAAACGTGGTTTAGCTGCAGCCTTGTATCCGTTTGACTTAGCGAAGTTTGCGTAGGACGCGTAAATCTCCTGATACGCGTTTTTGATGTAAAGACCGCGTTCCTGTTCGTCAATGCTGGGTCGGAAAGCGCCACCGCCGAGCGTGGTGTGACTATTGGGAGCGTACAAGCAGCATTCTGCAAGCCATGCGCAAATCGGGTTGTTGAATACCAGAGCTTCCAGGTTCGTAGCGTTCAGATGTGGACAGAACTTGACGGGGTTGGCCAACACCTCGCGCATCTCGTCGATCGGCATGTTGAGTGCCCAGGCAGCGATTCCCGGCAGCTCAGGGGCAAGCTCACCTTCGACTCTATCGGAGTACACACTAATCAGATCTCGCCTTTGTGATGGCGGCACAACGTTGTTCATCACGATCGTCAGACGCCGACGCTCAAGACCGCTACTGATGTCCGAGGAGCTGATGTGCTCGTTACTTGCGATCGAGACCAGCAGTTCGGGTTTAAAGTTTATAACTTGAGTACCGTACTTACGTTCTGCGCGCAGGGTGTCAGATGCGGAGGTAAGTTTCTTAAGAGTGTCCAAACGTTTGCTGAACGAAGCTTCGTCCGTCAGTAGCAACAGGCGCTTACCGATCAAGCTATGAGCCTCGAATCGGTTTGTCTCGATCGTTTCAAGATCACTGGTGTGAGTGCCGCTGAAACCAGCAAGCGCAATTAGCACCTGCTGCAGCGTGGATTTACCCGAGCCACCCGCGCCGATCAGGTGCAGAAACTTCTCGCCTGTTGTATAGCCCGTCAGAACAGCACGGCAGTAAGCCCGGATTAAGACTACTTTGTCACTTCCGACAGCCCATCCGAGCCACTTTAAAAACTCGGGGCACGTGGCACTGAGGTCAAAATCGTAGGCAAGTTTCGTCTGAAAGAACAGATCTTTCTGATTGCCGTCTTTAAAAGATTGATCTTTGGTGTCGAAGACGCCGTTTCTAAAAGCGATTTTGCCGCGTCCCGCCTTCCAGATTGAGCTGCGTCCGCCGTCAATGGACTTCAGCAGCTTTGCCTTAAGGATATGGAAGACAGAGCTGACAGTAGCTGAGTTGTACTTTGGCAAAACCCCTGCGGTGACAAAGGTGTCCAGAGTTTTTACAATACGGCGCTTAATGTGATGTTCGTCGTTTATGTACCATATACCCTCATCTTCGTCGTACGCGAAGAACTCATCCAAGCTGGAATCGAACAAGAACTTATCGCCGTAATTGTTGACGATTACGTCGGCAATGTCGTTCTCTGAGAACTGTTTGTTGTTGGACTGAAGCTGAACGAGTTGAGCAGGGGAAGAAGGAGTTGGCGTGGGTGCCATAGGAGTATCCGTTGTTTTTGTTGATGTAATTTGAGGTGTTAATGTTGGGTCTTCAAACGTCAGGATTGAGTTTGAAGGCTTCGGTTTCTGACTTTTAAGTTGATTTTTAACCGTATCTGGGCAAACGGCATCAAACAAAACGCGATCTTGCGTTTTTATCTTTTTCCAGATTGCTACCTCCCCTGATTCCGATGCAATCGAGATCGCTGGCTTGAGGGAAGCAACATCCGTGATGCTGCCTAGGATCCGGTCAAATTTGCCGTCGAGTTGGGGGTCGTACTCGTAGATATTCTCGAACACTTGGTTCGCTGTGTCAAGGGGGTGTTTACGAACCGCAACCCCCGCTTCGTTCAGCCAGTTACACCAGCCGATTATCTCCTTCAGTGCCGCCGCCATGGCAAAGGATCGATCTTCGACCTCTTCGCCGTCGAGGATGCCTCGAACGCTTGCAGCTAAGAGCTGCTCAAGGTTGACTCCCGTAGGATCCACACGGGCTTCCAGAGCTTCGTGGGCACCCCCGCGATCAGTTGTGTCTTTAGGTAGAGATAAATATTTTTGGTTTGCCTCGTCAATTTTGCTAGCTGGTATGTAGTTCTTACTTATATAAATAAGTTTTGAATTTTCTTTTGCTCCGTAAAACAGGTTCGGTACTTGCGTTGCGCGGATATCTGAGCCTGGGATCTGTTTAGAGATTTCCCGAGTTAGCCACTGATAAAACCCAGTATCGATAATCTCTTTTTCTAAGCCGAAAACTAAACGAAACCTAGGCCAGCCTTCTTCATTACTTGGCGAGTAATATGCAAAGCTCAGATATTTTTTGCAGATCTCTAATTCGAGTGCTTGAGTTTCATCTAACTGTTGATCTTGTATTTTGTTTCCATCTTTATCTTTACCGTCAGCTTGATTATCAACGTCGATAATTAACAGACCAGCTTTTATACAACCGGTTTCGTTTCGCGATCTTTTACCGTCGTTAAGGTGCCACGCACACAGACCATGGCCTTCCGTGACGTTATCAGCAATAGCCTGGACGGTATCGGTCTGAGCCTCCCAGTTCTCGTTGAATGCTTTGAAGTTGCCGCCAGCCGAGATTTTGCCGGTCCGAGAGTTGACGTGATTCCGGACCTCTTTATTTCGGCTGTAATAAAACTTCATCGCTTGATCCCGCCCCGCTATTGTGACACGCGCGACCCCGCGTGGCCACAGAAGAAACCTTTAAATCGCTTTTTGTAATTCGTAAAATTGTTTGATGACTTCCATCCACTGAACCTCGTGTTTTTCCACATCGTTCTTACCGAAAGTAAATACTTGAACGGAATATTCTGGGCTCGGAGTTGAGACAATAATTTGAGTCTTATCAATCTTTATACCTAAACAACTCTCGGCAGCAATCTTATATGCTGCTAATTGAAGCTGGGTTTTCTTAAGTTTGAAGACTCCTGAGATCAAAGCTTTACGAGTTTTATCGTCGAGCTTTGAGTCTGCACGTGGGAACCGATAACTGTACGGACCAGCTGAGGTTTTAAAATCCCCCAGAATTATCTCCCCGTTTCCGTCAACGTAAATAATATCGCAGCAACCGGCGTAACCATAGCCGGTGTTTTTGTCGTAGTAATGGATTCGACCCACGCCATCCTCACCCGTATAGCGGGACCATTGAGGCTGGTTGTAGGGTTTTTCGGACCAAAGGACCTTGCCTTCGTTTAGCAACTCCTCTAGTTTTGCCGGCATCCCTTCCCAGTAGGGCATGTACTCACGCGGCGGTTCGACACGCAACCCGCGTATCCAATTTTCGACCGCGTTGTGGATGAATGTCCCACGCGCAGCAGCGTTTTCAAGCGCACCTGGATTCATGATGTTCCAGTGCGCAAGTTTTTTACGCGTCTCCTCCGATTGCGTGGCCGATAAAATGCTCGTTACCGAAGGTAGCGGTTTTGGAACACCAGCGCAATTGTAGTGCCGTAGACCCTTAAGAGTTAGCCGTGTTTGAGACACAAATTTGTGTCGAATTAAACAGATACTAACTTGTTTTTATCTAAAAGTCAGAGAAGGGTGTCGCGGCGGAGAGTTATCATCATCGTCATTATGTTCTTCGCTGTCTTCTTCAATCTTTTCGTCTTCATCTGAGTCCACAAAGAATTCAGATTTCTGATATTCGAATTCTTTGCTGCGTGAATTCAGGTCTTCGGAGAGGCACATGCCTGCGCAAAAACTTTCAGTAACAATCTCCGCGCAGTCAACGGCAGATCGAGCTTCTCCCTCAGGGGATACGCATTCTTGTAAGAGCTGATTGGAAACCAATAAAGCACAGATCTTGTCAAGTTTGGCGTTGGTTTCTATCAGTTGCTCAAAGATGGACTTCTGAAATGCCTCGAACTTATGTGATCTTGATGTCATTACTCTAAAGGAGGCAACGGATCAACGCGGTCCCAATCTAAGCCAAATGTCACTTGAGTGCCATCGCGCCAGGTTTCGGGAGTTTGGAATAAAAACCAGCAGCTAGTTACTGAGTCTCTAGTGCTACCCATTGCTCTGAACTTCGGGCGTGGATTGAGCACGATCATGTTGCTGAGCTTGTTCTTCAGCAAGAACGTCTTGCGTCGGGCGACAGGTTCAATGAACGAAAGCCGATCCAATACTGCGATGCCCTGAGTCGCAATCTGGATTCCGTATTCGAGGATGTATTCGCTGTACTGAGGCAGACCCATAGTGCAGGCGACTACCCAGTCATAACCCTTCTGTTTTTCCGAGACCCACCATATCGGATCGGTCAGGTTGCTTTCGTCTTCGTTCCTGATAACGGTGTAGTTATGAGATTGAAGCTGGTCGCTTAAGACGCCGAGTGGATCGTGAGGAACAAGAATTTTACCTGTGATGTAACTGTGTTTTATTAGCGCGTGAGTCACGCCGTTTGGGATGCTGTAGAAGTCGTCCACTACCCGGGAAATCAGGGTCTGCTGAGCTTAGCCAGTCCAGTCGGGCGCGTCCAGTAAATAATGACTAAAGTAGCTATGTACGCTCTAAAGATTATGTTAAATCTTGAGTGGTTTACGCCTGAGCAGAGTTTTATGCACCAGCGCGTAATGATGGATGCCCGTAAGTTAGATAAAGATGATTTGTTAGAGATCTTTGAGGCAATCCACCAGCAGTACCAACTCAAGGGGCATTTATTTTCTCAGTTAGTTAGGTGGTGTGTTTGGACGGGCGTAGAACTTCCTCCCTTTTCTGAGCTGTTAGAACCCACACAAGCTGATCACCCTTCGGAATCGGCATAAAACCAAAGCGCTCAACATATTTGGACAGCGCTCTGGCCTTCTGAAAATCATTAATTATCACCGCGTGGACACCTGCGGGGAGCTGACGTAGCAAGACGAAGAGGTTGTCTACGCAACTTTTAAATTGCCTTAGAGATTTTTTCTTTCGTTCGCTTGCTGCTCTTCGGCTTCGTTTGTTTTGACGCCGCTCAAACCAGTCGTTACTTGCCCGCTTGGATTTATTAACGATGAGACCTATGTTCCAAACATCCGATTCAATCTGATTGGCGTAAAGCGAACACCAATAGGAACCAACTTTTGACCGCACAAGCTTACGTTTCATAAAAAAAGGGGTCGCTTACGACCCCTTGAACTTTTTTTAAAGGTTTAGAAGTCGAGACCCAAAGCTTTCGCTTGCTCTTCGGTCAGTTCAACCGCCTTTTTAGTCTTTGGCGAAGGCGGCGCGCTGACTTCAGCATCATCATCCACACTAGCAGCTTTAAGAGCTTTGCTAGCAACATTAGCTGAAGGCAAAGAACGATCAGCCGGCGCCCCACGCGTTGCAGCAAACTGGGCCTTAATCTCCGTGTGATCTGACCCAAGTGGAAGTTCAACCAGATCCGATCCAGGAATGTGAGACTTGAGCGCTGCTGTGATGAGCGGTG